ATGCCCCAGATAAGGAACAAAATGATCCAGCTGGACCAATCGCCGCCCCAGCCGCCGAAACCGCCGTTTCCGCCCTGATAGGCAGGAGTCACGGGCATGGTCATCACAGCGCCGTCAGAAGAAAGACTCATTGTGTTATCTCCTTTGTAGATTTATTTTCAAAACCCGGCCGGGATTTTGATTAAATGGTTTGAAATGGTTTAATAAATGGTTTGGAAATGGTAAGTACACTTTGCAAATTCACTTCACATTCTGCGGAAAGTGAAGTTCACTTCTTCACTTCCCAAACATCCCCCGCATTCCCTCAAACATGCCCTGCATCTGCTGGGCCTGCTTTTGGACTTGGTTAAGCTGATCTTGTGAAATGCGTCCAGAGGATACCATCTCTTGTATCATGGCGTTAGGGTCCTTGCCTTTCATTTGATTCATGAACTGCTGAAACTGCTGCATCATGTTGGGCTGTCTGTTGCCGCCCATCGCCTGAAAAAAGGGATTCATTCCGCATCCTCCTTATCTTTTGCCGCCAGCGCATCCAGGCGAGCCTCCAACGCCTCTAAACGGGACAGAGGCGCATACTCTACCGCCGGAGCCTGCGGGGCCTGTGCAGTCCGCTGATTGCGCTCTACAAGGTCATATATCTTCATGCTGGGCTTGCCGCTTGCGTCCGCCTGTTTGAGATAGACCACTGGGGCGTTACTGTCCCACAAGGTAACGGCAGAGTTAGGCGCCACCAGATAATTAGCCGCCTCCATCTCGCTCTGCACCCACACAATAGACGGAGATGCCGGGGCTTGCTGCGGCTGCTGCATGGGTTGATAGGACTGCCGCAGCTGCGTCAGCTGGTCCGCCATAGGCGGCTGATACGGTTGGTACGGCTGATAGTAATAGGGATAGTTCGGCATCTCACGTCATCCTTTCTGCCAGAAGTAAAGTACGGTCTCGTTCTCGCTGTGCCACGTATCGTAGATCACACCATCCTGCAGGCATACCACATGGCCGGACAGGGCCAGAATGTAAGTCCCGTTTGGATGCCCCATCGCAAACTCCGCCACGGTCATGTCCTCGGGTGCCATGTCACGCTGAAAGCCATGCCGTCGGAGATAAGCCCCCCATGTGGCGTTTGCACTGGGCATATCGCCTCTCACAGCGCCCTCAATGCAGAGGCCAAGGTATGTCCTGTACCAGTCCTGCTCCAGCGCCTTCGAGATGGCCCGGACGGTACAGTCCCCCACATTTTTCTCGTAGGGATTCGGATTGTAAAATTCAAACATATTGCTTTCGGTCATCATACAAAAGCTCATTCTGCCGGATAAACCGTTCCAATCCGGAGAAGTCTCCCTCCGCCGCATACTTCTCGCAGGTGTCTCTTGCTGTGGACTCCGTGAAGCCACAGGCCACCAGCCGGGCCACCAGTTCTGAACCATTCAGAATCAAATCAAACACGTCCTTATGTTAAGAAATCAGGAGGCCGCAAGGAGGGCGGCGACGTGTACCAGCCCTTGTCCCTTACGTCCTCCATGCTTAAATTTTCTCACAAAAAATCCCCGGCTGGGGGTGGTCCCAGTCGGGGTTATGTAAGACTTATGCTTGATTTATGCTGAGTTTGGATAAAGCCGCTTTGCTACATCGGCAACCCGTTGAAAGATGTACTTTTCATGAGTACTAACAGCGCCGCGATACCAACCGAGATCGGTGGCAACTTCGATTTGGCCTACCTTATCAATGATACGCCGTTTCGCTATAAATTCGTCATCTTCGTGTAAGGCGGCTTCATAGATGGCTCTCTCAAGCTGAGAGCGCAAGAGCTTATCCAGCGGATCAGGCAGTTTCACTCTTGTGCTCACAGTCTCACGTCCTTCTTTCCTGTTATTCCATCAGCTTCCACATTCGGTACAGCATCGTACACATCTGCTGCCGGGTAACAGGCTGGGAGAGCATTAGGTCCCCTTCGCTGTCGCCCGTCAGGATGCCGTTCTTTACGGCCCATTCCACGCCCTCCTTGTGGGCAGGAGACGGTGTATTGTCCATAGTGACCTCCTTGTTATAGGCGGGCCGTACAGCCCCCAAAATCTGCCCCAGCGTCCGGGTCCGGCGCATGACCTCTCCCCCGTCGCTGTCGTTGCCAATGGCGGTATTGCCCTCGATGGCCGTGATGGAACTGCCACCAACCGCCTCCACGATGCCGCAGTGGTCCGGGCGCTTGTCCCCGCCCCAGTCGTAGATCACTACGTCTCCGGGCTGGTAGTTGGATGTTACCCAGTTCCCGGCGGACTTTGCGGCGTTCATTAAGATTGTGCAGGAGGCCGTCTCAATGGGCAGCTTGACGCCCGCCTGGGCAAAGACCCACTCCACAAACATCACGCACCAGGGCTGGCCGTCCAGGCCGTACCATGCGCCGTATTTCGTCCGGTTGGAGTTGGCTGGGGTCTCTTTGTACCCCAGCTCTCCACGGGCGATGTCAAGTAGTTCCCGTACTGTTGCCATTGTCCGCCTGCGCTTTCTTCTCTGCCTGGGTACCGAAGTAAAAGGCAATCACAACGGTAAATACCGTCAGGAACTGCTCGGCGGTCACGCCGCCGGTGCAGGTCAGATAGGCAAACACCGCGGTCAACACAATGGTGACGATAGACTTCACTGTCAGAAGGTTTGCCAGGCGCTTCTGTAACGTCTCCATATCAGCCCTCCTCATAAATGATAGTGAGGCCATATTCGACAGCTGCATCATGCTCAATCCTGCACCCGCGGGCCTTTTTCCAACCCTTGCAGAAGTAGGCCGCATGACAGAGGCTCATGTTTTCCAGGGACTTTGCGAGGAAGCACAGGGGAATCTGGACAACTCCACGCTCCTCCATCTTCTCTTTGCTGTACCACTCATCTGTGAACAGGGTGTTCACGATCTCATACCCCTTTTCCTTCAGGGCCGAGATAGCTTTCTCCCTGGTTGCGATGATTTCTTCATCGGTTTTTCCAGCCATCGGCTGGGACAGCATAGCTTTCATGTCTTACACCTCCGGCTCCACCAGGGTGTCACCCTTCAGCTGGTACTTGTGGCCGGCGATGTACACGTAGGCGGTCTCGGCGCCCATGTTGACATCCACGGTGCGGCCGTTCACCACATGAACCTTCTCCATGCAGCCTACTCCGTGGTCCATCAGGCCGTAGCCGTTGACGGTATCGGGAGTCTCCCCTGCCGTGGTCGCCACGAACTCCTCCTGAGTGATGACATTGCGGTTGGGGTCCAGGGTAAAGCCCGCCTCCGCCTCCCTCAGCGCCTCATTCGCCTCGGGCAGGGTCATTTCGCCAGTGGTGTACTTGTTCAGGATTTCATTGGTAGTCATATGTAGTTCTCCTTTCAAATTACAGCCCAATGCGGGCCAAAATAAACGCAATCACAGCCGCCAGCACCGCCCACACGGACTTGTCCACGATGGCCTCCCAGCGGCGCCCTGGTTTTGCCGCCTGTTCCTCCTGCTTTGCCAGAAGCTTTTCGATGTTTTTATCCATGTTGGAAAGCTGCTCGTCCAGCTTGGCGTCTCGGGCAATCTGTTCCCGCTGCCAGTCATAGAACGAATTATGGAACTTCTTGGAGTCCTGCTGCCAGTCCTCCAGAGCCTTGATACGCCCCTCCAGACGGGCTGCTGCTTCCAGGCCAAAGCAGTCATGCCGGGGGTCTCTAACGCACTTCTCGTCAGCCATTGGACACCTCCCCCAGGTCCTCCCACTTCACGCCCACGCTTCCGGGTTCCCACACGTTGCCGTCCTGACCGGACCGCCAGATATGGCCCTCATACGTGCAGCAGTCCCCGGTCATATACGGCGAAGTGGAGACGGCGATAAACGGCAGAGCCTTGGCCGGGTCTGTGGACCACACAAAGCCCCACTGTGCGGGCAGGTCCTCTGGCTCGTCCGTGTAGATGGTGCTGTCATAGGGTTGGATGAGACGCACCACACGCCCCGCCGTGGACTGGCAGACAAAGCCCGCCTTGCGTTCCAGCATGTTCATGGCGTCACAGGCCGCCGTAAAGCTGGGGATGTAGTCCTCGGAGGCATACAGCTCCGTTCCCGTCATGTCCGAAGCCTGGGCCTGGAGTGTCTGTGCCCTCGCAATCCCGGTATCTCGCATGGTGGTAAGTACAAACTGCTTGTCCGTCATACTGCGTTCACGCCCTCTCTGATTGCTTTCGCAAGCTCCGCATAGGTCACATACTCCGGGGCCGGTGCCGGCTCCGGCTGTCCATCGTCCTCTACGGTAATCTGCCCTTGATAGGCTTCAGCCTGGGCGATGGCGTAATTCGCCTCCGTGTAGGGCATCGTAACACCGGAGAGCACCGTCTCGATGTCAGGCTCCTCGGGGGTGCCGTGGTTGATCTCTGTCGCCAGCTGGTATTTGATGATCTTCATAGTGCCCTCCTTAATCCGTGGTTTTGGTGTACTTCATGACAACAATAGCACTAGACGTTTGGAAAGCTACATGAGAGCCAATATAGATGACATTGCCGGCACGGTAAATTTCGGTAACCCTGCTATCTCCAATCAAATTTACGCCAATCGACGGAGCACTGTTTGGGGAAGAATTTCCAAAGAGTTCAAAACATATTCCCATATCTTCTACGCCGTGCTCCACAGATTTATTAGCATTGTTAGGCAATGCCCCAAAGTTTATCGCTTTGACATACACAGGCTTGCCGTTGTACCGCTCCACGGTGCGGTACTCGACTCCGACAGACAGTAACGGGTTCAGGTATTCCCAAGGGCCCCAGTTGCCATCATTGCAGAACCGCATAGCAATTTCGGAAGTAAGGGCCGCAAATGCGATTTGCGTGTAATATTGCAGGCTTGTATACGGCATGACCAGAACTTTTCCGCTCTTAAAGCTGGGAATATTCTGCACTGCTGACGAGAACGCATAGAATCCGCCTGATATGGCGTTGTTCAGATCGTTCCCAGGGATGGTAGCAGCGTTGCTCCCTAGTCCGTATTTTGTGGGGTTTATATTTTCTAACCCACGCACGCACTCCAACAGTGTCAGCGGGAAAATGTTCTTCCCATTCTGCTGCAGCTGCGCCGTGCTGCCCGCATTCGCAAACGTCGGTGCCGTCTTGGTGTACGTCCACTCTCGTGTCACGCTCACCACGCCGCTGCCGGGATTGGTGGAAGCCGTAATTTTGATGGTGCCCGTTCCCGTGGGCAGGTCCACCACCGAAATCTTGTTTTCGGCTCCGTTGGTGGCCGTGTATGTCCGAGTGTTGACGCCGTTGATGGTCTCTGTAACTGTTAAAACGCTGGTCCCACTGGAGGACACCGAATACTGCACATCATTTGTGAGAGTGCCCAAACTGCCGTCAGACCCAGAAATCACCAGGGCAGAAAGAGGGACTACGGAAACAGATGTGCTCGTTGTATAATCGCCATATTTCCCGTTTGCGAAAGACTTGACGCGGTACTGAACGCTTGTCCAGGTGCCCACCGCTTCCTCAAAGCTCGTGTTTGCTCCGGAATACACTTGCACCCAGCCGGCGTCCGTGTTCGCTTTGCGCTCCAGGATGTAGCTGCTTGCTCCATCTACGGCAGACCAGCTCACCGTGATCTGCCGTCCCTGCATGACCTGAATCGGCACATTCAAGGCGGTGGGGGACGCCGGAACGCCAACCGTTCCATCATCCGAAACTAGGATGGTAGGGTCCATAATCATGGCAGGTAGGGCGCCATAAGAGGGGTTTACCGAGGTGCTGCCCAAGCTGCCATCGGGCAAGATGTAAAACTTTCCGTCTGTGCTCGTAGAAACTGGAGAGCGAAGCCACCAAGCAGCCGCGGCTCCATTCAGTTTAGCAATCCGCTTGCTATTGGCTTCCGCGTCAAGTCCACTCTTGAAGTAATCCAGCTTCGCGCCGTCTATGGGCATAACTCCACTTATGCCAGACAGGCCGACCTCATATCCACAAAGAGGAAACAGCTTGCACTCCAAACCATTTTCTCCACTTTTGATGTCCCATAAAGGCTCTCCATTGCCTGGATGGTATGGGATTTTCACTGTCTTGATGGCAGACTGGATGTGGCTTTCATACCTTCCCAGATACCCAGCCATCGTAGACATAATTGTGGAGCCTACAAGTGTGTTTGCATTGGTGCTGTTCCACTGGACGTTCTCCACAATATCCTGCCGCAGCAACCACGCACCGTCACAGGCACTACCATACAGTCTTACATCCGGGTTCCCGATATGCACCACGATGTAGTTTACCGGGCTCCCGTTCTCGTCGATCTTGACGATGCTCCCCACCGCCACGCTGCCAAGTGTCTGCGCCATCAGTTACCACCTCCGTTGTAGGTTACTTGGATTTGAGTGTTCAGAATGGACGTAAAGAACGATGGGGCCATCTTTTCAACGGTGATTGTTCCATCCGGAATCTGCCCCAGGACAAGCCCTTCCAATTCATCACGGCCAGCCTTTTCGGAGTCAATCTGCGGTGTCAGCGTCTCATTCAAAAACTGTTTGATGGCCTGACCGCCCTCGTCAAATTTGGCTTTCAGCTCCGCAGCCGTCAGGCCGCCCACGTCGTTCGGTTCATCGTCCAGAGCGGAGATGATCGCCATGTCCTTCTCAAACCTCGCTAGAGCCATGTATCAGGCCCCCCTTTCCTGCGGGACTTCTCCCGTCTGGTTGATAACCCGCTGCAAGGCCCCATATCCGGCGCCGCCCCGCAGCGGTGGATTTTCCTGCCCGGCAGGCGCGGGGCCTCCCCCATTCCCGGAGTTGCCGCCTGCGCCGCCCATCGCCATTGCCATCTGCCGCTGCTGGTCTGCCTGTAATACCGCAATCAACGTCTCCCGGTCTGTGATCTGACCGGCAGGCAGACGCTTCAAATACTCCACTGTGGAAATCTTGCCCTGCATCAGCAAATTGTCCAGCGTCTGCATAGAGGCGATTTCGGACCAGTAAGAAGATGCTCCCACATCCAGGTCCACGGTAAAGTAGTAGTCCTTCAGGCTGGAAAAATCGAACGGAGCCAAAACCTTCCCATTAGCCCCCGGCATGGTGAACATCACACGGTTGCCGCCTAGAGCTGTCTGGTCAACAGGAATCTCCACGTAGCGGTCCCCGTAATACTCGCCCATAAACTCCATGTAAATCCTGCCCTGGTCTTCAATGGCCTGCAGCAGCGTTTGCTTTGTCAGCTCCATAGGAGTCGCCGCCGCCCGCTGCAGGGCAATGATAGCGGAGGTGTTGTCGGGCCGTGTATCGCCAAGGGCCACGTCGGAAGCGCCCAAAAACCGCTGCGTGTAGGAGATTGCAAGGTCAATGAACTGGGAAATCTGGGGAGAGATGGTAGCCGGGTCGATAATCTTTGCCACATTCTCCACGCTGCCGTTGACGGCGATGGCCGCGCCCACTCGGTTGCTCCACTTGGCGACCTTCGTCTTGTCGAAGATGATCTTGGGGTAGGCCAGCATCATCAGAGAGATCATGGACATGGCAAACAGTTTGTTTACGAAAATCTGGTTCGGAATGAGACCTGTAATCATGGCCTGCCCATGGTAGCAGTCCTGTACAAAGTCCCAGGACATCCAGGAGATGGGATACAGCTTGATTCCAAGGTCCCATTCGGGCTTGATCTCCTGATTCTGTGTGCATTCATAGCCGTGGATGGTTCCGCTCTCGTCATCCCGCCACAGCCGCAGCAGGACCGTAACTTTATTGCCGCCCAGCTCGTCCATGCGGCTATCCCCGCTCTGCTTGCTGTCAGCAGTGATGCCGTCCGCATCATCCTCACTGACGCCGTTTGCGATTGCCCGCTTCTTGGCCTCAGGAACCAGCATCCGGCGTTCAATCATGATATAGGGCTGACTCTGAACGTCCCGGCTGTTGGGATTTCCAAACAGCACCTGTGTGTTCATCAAAACTTCCGTTTTGATTGCGCCCTTGCTTGGCTGCCCTGTCTCTACATCAGGGTCCCAATAGGTGTACAGACAGCCGTCCCCATCCACCGCGGCGTTCCTGGCAAACTCGCGGATACAGGCCCCCATTTTGTTGAACTCGAAAATGGACTGGAATTGGTCATTCAAGAGGTCTGTCAAAATCTCCGCATCCTGCCCTGTCAGCTTCCCGTTGGAGGGCAGCGGTTTTGCGTGGAGCTTTAGGTTGTCTGTAGACACATTCGCCACAGAAAACAAAACGACACGTTTCAGGAAATTGAAAACAGGCGTCGGCAGGCCATTGCTATGTACTCCCTCCCACTGCTTGCCGATGAAAAAGTTCTCATTGACATTCACGCAGTCATACAGTTGGATTCCCTGATTAAACTGGACCCCAGCCTGATACTCTGCAGACACCTTCTGAGGTGTCGGGTCAAACTTCTTCATTGCTCAACTCCTTACTTCACGTTCCCGGCATACCGCAGTTGGATGTCCGTCTCCAGAACAGTCGCCGTCGCGGATGCGCTCTTGCTCTTGAAAATCAGCTTGTAGAAGGTCGCCTTCTTCACTTTCAGCTTCAGCCGGTCCACTTGGGGTTTCCGGTTGGTTCGGAAGGACCAATGACGGAAATCCGCATGGGTGAAGGTCGCCAAGCTGGATGCCACAACCTTCTCCGGGTAGTCGCTCCTCCGGTTACTCTGTGCCGTCACTGTGATCCGGGCATTGGTTTCCGGCTGGATTGCAACGAACAGCATGGGGGAGTATTTCAGCAGCCAGTCCTTGTCAAAGTCCATGGAGCCAGTGGCGGCATAGGCATCGATCTCTTCTGTATCATCATTTCGATACTGCCGGGACAGATGCTTGATTTTTCCATCCTCCGTGATGCCGTAGGTGTCATCCTCCACATCCACCATCTGCCGGAACGGCATATTGGTGTAGTAATACCAGCTGTCATTTGCGTAGTTCAGAATGACGGCGTTTTCGTTCCACAAAAACCAGTATTCGTGCTCCCGCTTTCTGTTGAAGGTCCTGACCTCCGAAAGCGCCCAACCGCTGATCGTGGCCGCGATCCGGTCTGAAATGCGCCGTGCATTCTGCTCATTGTCCGTGATATTCCCGGTACTGGACGTAGACCGCCACTGGTAGATGCTGCTACCGTCCAGTGTCAGCGGATTGTTTTCCAGTAACCGCACCTGTCCGGGAGCATCATTCCCGATCTGCCGGTTGACCGGCAGCACATAAAATCCGGGCGTGGTGATTCCGGTGTCCAGCGTCACGGTGCTGTAGGTGATCGACCATGCGCTGTCCCGCTTGAAGGCCAGCAGCCGGGCATAATGCCGCACAAGAGCGGTCAGCGGCGTGTTGCTGTCCCCGATGGCCGCCTCGTATAGGTCCGGGAAATAATCCGCCGACGCGAGGCCGGTGTCTCCGTTGATTCCGCTGTAGATGGTCCGGTTTGTCCCATCTCCATACAGGAACACACGGGTATCGTTGGAGCCGTTGTAGAGCTCGGAGAAGTGCATCCCGGCCACATCGCCACGGGCGCCATCGCCTTTCTTGTAGGTGATGGTCACAGTATTCGTCCCCTTGGCTGGGGCTGTGTTGAAGGTCACTTTTCCAGACGCGGTGTCGGCGGTATACTGCACATCCGTCCCCTCTACCGCGGTCACACTGTCGATCGCTTTCTCCGGCAGGAAAAAATCTTTCGCCTCGCCGTCCGGGGAGAAGCGTACACGCCGCAGCCCCGTCAGCCGGTTCACATTCTCCAGCTGTGTTCCGCTGCCCTCCGGCGTGGTTGCTGTCTGTACCAGCGGGATATAGCCTTCCACATCCTGAAAGGTCTCCTCTGCTTCTCCAGTCCAGCTCTTGTACTCATGGCCATTCAGCAGATAAACCTTCTCGTCAAAGCCGAAAAAGGAGGTCTTGTCCTGGGTACAGGTCCCTACTGCCTTTACACTCTCCAGCAGAATGTCCACATCGAAGATCACACCGCCAAAGGCGCACAGCAGATGGTATTTCCCTCCCACCATGCCATACCAGCAGCCGCAGAATACCGGGTGCTCTTCCACGCCTTCTTCCTGGCTGTCCGCCCAGCTATCCCAGGCAGAGCGAAGGGCAAGAACCGTCTGCGTACCTGGACGGATTTGGAGATGGCCGTCCCTGGTAATGGCAAAGTTCCGCATCTCAGAGAGCTCTCCAACTCTGATTTTGGTGTCGCCGTCCTGGTTTTCGTTCAACCCCAGAAACTCCTTGATTTTCAGAATGGTCAGATTGTTCGATGTGGAAATGCTTGCCACAGGTCAGTCACCCCCTCCATAGGTCAGATAATCGTCTGTCATTTCTCCGCCAGTCATCTCGTCGTCGTAGTCCGTCATCCCGGCGCTATCGAAGTCCTCCACTTTCGGCGGTGCGGGCTTCTCCGCGCTCAGTGTCCGGGTAACACAAAAATAACGGCAGGCATCGCAGATGTGGGTGATCTCATGGGGTTCCGTGGCACAGTCCGACGGGTTTTTGTCATCGTGCTGGATGGCCGGAAGATTCGTGCAAAGCCCCTTGCAGTCCTGCGTCACCAGCAGGCCCGGCCGGTCCTTTTCGCTGTTCAGTGGTTTCAGCATCTCCTTGACTGCCATCCAGCCCTGCACACGGTTGTTGCTGGCCCGAATGATGCCAACGCCGTTTTCCATGAACAGCTCTGCCATGCTCTTTCCGCTGTCCTTCTGCCGGTTCCACATATCCGGCGGCGCCGCCGTAAACTCGATCTGCTCCCAAGACGGCGTCAGGTCCAGCATCAGCTTTGCCGCCTCGGATACAATGATGCCGCTCTTCTGTACCTCGCGATACACATAGCAGCGCCCATCGAAATCAACAGCAATCCAGAGGCAAGCGAACATATCCAGGCCATAGTCGAACGCCCGGTACTTCTTCCACTCCGCCGGAATCCTCCAGAACGGTTTGATAATATGAGTCTCCGCCCGGAACTCCGGGAAGAATGTTCCAGCCAGAGCGTCCCAGTCACCGTACCGCCAGGCCGCTCGCACATCGTCCGGCAGCAGGTCCAGCATCTGCACATACTCTGGGGACGCCTCCAGCAGCTGGGGATTATCATCCACCGTGGCGTGAATGAAGGTATAGTCCTCTGCTTTTTCTCCGTTCTGATACTGACGGGAGATAAACAGGCGTTTGACCCACATGTGCCCAACTCCGCCGGGGTTACAGGTCAGGTACATCCGGCGCGGAAACTTCGTAGCACCGCGCAGACAGGCGCCCAGTGTTCGGAACTGGTATTCCGTGAATTGTGTCGCCTCGTCCATGAAAATCCAGTCGTATTCCTGGCCCTGATATTCCACATCGTCCCCACTGCTATAATGTCCGAACTTGATAACACTTCCATTGGAGAAGAAAAACATGTGCATGGTGGCGTTATATGCTGCGATCTCTGCCGGAATCAGCTTCCGCATGGGCAGGATCATCGTCTGCTCCAGTTCCGGATATTCTTTTCGGACAATCAAAATCCGGATTCCCGGATAGGTCATCGCACCGCCAATCGCTTTAATCCGCACAACATGGCTCTTCCCACCGCCACGGGCGCCGCCGTATCCAACATAGCGAGACCGCGCCTGACAGAACTGCTTCTGCTTTGGGTTCAAATCTCCCAGAGCCAGATTGACGGCTCCGCTGTTGTTTCGTGCTTTCTTGTTTGCCATGCGCTCACCTTTCAGGGAATGACTAGGGAAATAGGCCCCCTTGCGGGGGCCCATATTGCTTACTCGTATGCCTTATCGGCCTCCATGCCGCAGCAGCCGTCCTTGATCTGGATGCACCGCATGACCTGGCCGGAAGTCAGCGTCACGCCGCCGGAGGGATAGGTCTCGGCAGTCGAGCTGTACCGGGGGTTGGTCCCGTCCACCGTGTACTTGTAAACATTGCTGCCTGGTTCTGTGATCGTAACCTTGTGCGAAGCAATCGACAGTGTGGGAGCCGACAGAACAGCCGCGTTGCTGCCGCACACCGCCACGCCGTCGCCCTTGGTCGCCAGGATGAAGCTGTCGTAGTAGGTGACGCCCTGCACCACAGGGCCGGCATAGCCCTGCACCTTGGGCAGCACGTCATACTGCTGCAGCTTTACGGGGTCCACACTGGATCCCTTGTACTTGATTAGGAAGTACACGCCGGAGGGCAGATAGCTCTTGGGGATGGTGACGACTTTCGTTCCGTCCACTTCACCCACAACGCCTTTTGCCAGCGCCTTGGTGCCCAGGCCCTCCAGATTGATGAAGTCCGGGTTCTGCTTCAGCAGCTTGTAATACTCCGTGGGGATGTACAGTGTCCGGTTCTCCACCGGGACAAAGGCGTCCGTCATCTGGGCGTTGACATCGATGATGTACTCCACAATGGTGCTCTTGGTGGGCGCTGCGGAGGGCTGATACTGGATGTTGGCGCCCTCACACCACTTTCTCAGCCGGTACTTGTCCATGTTGGGGATAGTGACCTCGTCCAGCTGACGCCGCAGGGACTTTCCCGCCGACTTCTCGATGGCCTGATCGCTGTTATCCAGAGGCTCAATGACAAATGTAAAGGCAGGCGCCTTGTTCATCGTCATCTCCTGGATCGTGTCGCCCAGGTTCTTCGGGGTGCCGAACCGGTTGCCATCTGCAGTCCGGTTATAATCGGTCTCCGGCACAGTATCCACGGAGTAGACACGGATGGTCTTGGCTCCTACAAAGGAATATTCGTGGCCCGCGGCGGAGTCCGTGATGGATGCCTTGTGAAATCTCTCTGCGATTTTGTCTGCGTATTTGATCGTGTAATTAACTGCCATGTGGCCCTCTCTTTCTTTTCACCAGATGCGAGAAGGCCCCTGAAATCAGGAATCCCAGCCATCCAGGAACGGGTCCTTGTTCTTGTTGTCCGCACCGGCAGACTTCATGCTGCCAGTGGACCGCTCCGTATTTTTCTGGTTCTGCTTGATGGCAGAAGCATTGTGTTCTGCCTTGGCGGCCTGCTCATTCGCCCGTGCCACCTGCCATCTGGCATAACTGGCAACCAGGGAAAGGCCGCTTTTCACGCCGTCCCATACCTCTTTCGGAATTCCCTTCGGGTCCTTTGCCGCATCCGGAAATGTCTTTTGAAACTCTTGAATATCCGCCATCCTGCGCTGCTCCGCGGACTGCTTCTGGGCCTCGGCGTCCCGCTGCTCCTTCTGCCTCTCTGCTTCGGCAGCTTCCTTGGCGGCTACGGTTGCCTCACGGTCCTCCAGCTCCACAGCCCTTTTGGCCTCTTCTGCATTCAGGCCCTCGGCTCTCTTAGCCTCCTGGCGGATGTGGGAAATATAGTCCGTGGTGTTCATGCCTGCCTTGTTCGCAAACTGGCTGAACAGGTCCATCACAGGCCGGAATTCCTCATACTTTCCGTGAATCCGGTCATAGTCCAGGCCCTTTTGAGCAAGGGCCGTCAGTTCCTGTTCGTTGACCGTCTTGTCCTCGCCTAAATGGCGCAGCGTCCAGGTTTTCGGTGTGGTCTCCGGTTCCTGGGCCTCCTGTGCCTCCTGCTTCTCCGGTTCAACGGCTTCGCCCGGTTTGGCGTCAGTGTTTTCGTTGCCAGCAGCAAGTGTTTCCGGCGCCTTTTGCTCTTCATCAGCAGGTGTTTCTTCATGCTCTGACTCCTGTTCTTCCGGCTGGTCTGCCGGGCTTTCCAGAGTCTCCGCCCCGTCGAATCCATCCATGAAGGAGTCAACCGTGGTCTCGGTTTCCTGCTCCAAACCGGTGGTATTCTCTTCCATTGGTTCCTTCTTTCCCCGCCTGGTCTGGCGGCGTGTATTTCAAGCGTCCGTGGTCTCGGGCGTCTTGTTCAGAAAAAACAAAAAAGACGCCAAAGCCGGGATCATTCCCAGCTCTGGCGTCTTGCGCTCTAGCTTGTTATTTCATTTTGAACTCCGGCAAATTTCCGGTGATCTCCTGCCCCATGAAGATTGTGGGCCACCACTCCCGCCTGCACTTGCGGCAGTATACCGGCGTCCCATACAGAACCGTGTTTCCCGTAACCTTCTGGATACCCTTATGGCATTTGGGGCAGGTGTACCATCCATGTACTACCATTGGCCGAACCACCCGTATTCAATGCCGCCCCAGCGCGAAAGGTAGTTGTCTCCACCGCCTCCACCGTACACATCCTCTACACTCTCGATGCCGGAGGACGGCAGACGGCTTTTGGCCGTGTTCAGGTTCTCCAGGTATGTCTGCCAGAAGAAGTTCCCCTGTGTGGGGTTCTCTTCACTTAGAAGCAGCCCGGCCAAGGCATAGGGAAGCACATCCCGGCAGATGTAATCATCAAGGTCCAGCGTATCGGTCAGAAATGTGATGCTGGGCAGAGATGGCCGATCCTTAGAGCCATCTTCCAAGTCCGGATATGTGCTGCTGTATGGATACACTTTGTCTAACAGCGTGTTCAGCAGGTTCGGTGTACGCAACTCATATTCGTGTGTGTCTGTTGTGTTCGTAGCTCCGGTGGACTCGTTCTGCGCGTCCATCAGGTTGATTGCCATATTGAACACAAACTGAACTGTCTGCATTACAGAACCCCCACATCAAAGCCATCTTTGCCATTGACTGAAAATGTCATCAGGTTTTGGATGCCCTCGTCGATCTCCTTGGACCGGCGCTGCTCGTCCCTGTCATCTTCTGCCTGCGGGTTCGGATTCTTCTTCGCCGCCGCTTCCTGCCGCTCCCCTCCATTTGTGAAGGAGCCTACCTTTACCCCGGTCAGGGCAACCACAGCACCAAACAGGAAACACGCCAAATACTCCATCATGCGAAATCACTCGCCTCCATGTTCTTTCCCATCTGGACACTGACTTTCACTTCTGCATTGGCTTCCACCTTGTCCTGATACCCGCCGTACCGCTTCTGTTTCAGCGCAAAGATCGGCATCGGGGCTTTCGGATTCCGGTACGCCATCTGAACAGCAGCGGCGGACATCCGCATATAAGCCATCTGGATCGTCTCCTGCAGGTATTCGCAGCGGCGGCCATTGTACCAGTTATCCAGCGTCATGAGTGAAACACCCAAGTACACGCCAAGAGAAAATTCCTCGGGGACATCGCCGCGCTCCGCACATTCTGCAAAGTAAGCGTCCAGCTTTTCCTGCAGTTCCTCCGCAGTTTCATATTTCGCCCCCGCTCCCGTCCGCTTCTCCGCTTTCGGCTCCCCAGACGCTTTTTTCGCTCTCGGCATGTCCTCACCGCCTTGTATCAAAATCGCCCCACCGCTGCTCTCTCCACGTAGGAACGCAGCTGTCAACACAAGCGGTAGGGCAACCGCACCGCTGTCGGCTTCGATTGCGAAACTCTGGTGCGGTCCCCCAGTTTCTAGTCCCCATTATAAGCCCCGCGGTCAGGGCAGGGTATTCCTCCAGCCCTGCCCGCCGCAGGTGAGAAAAGAAGATGGTAGGCTTTCGCCTATCTATACTCTACCACAGATCACTTCCAAATCGTTCAGCATATTTTATGCACCCCTGTTTTGTACCCGATAATAGTATTTTAGGGCCAGATTTCAGAACATATCCCACCCGTTTTTCCGGTATCCCCCTGACCTGTAGAGAGTTGAGGGGATGTAGGAAATATAACCTATGCCGTTCCCAGCGAGGCCGCCCGTTTTTCCGCTACCCCTCCCCCCTTGTTATCCATCATCTACAGCCCCGGCCGCATGCCCCCAGGCCAGCCACGCCCACGCAGGCCGCGGGCCGGAGCCATGATGCACACGCAGCCAGGGCGGCCAACCGACACAAAAATTACACAGAAAACCCCAAAACCATTGCAAACACTAGATTTGTGTTTAACAAATAGTTAATTCCCATTTTCCCGAATCGCGTCTTTGTTATTTTTCTATCAATTTAGTTCAATTTTTTTAAGTATTTCCGAATGGCTCTTTCTTGTGCAAAATCTCCTTGCAAATTGCTTCTCCTAGTCTATTATGCTCCCCATCTGCTCCTCCTCACTGTTTGGGCTTTTGCCAGAACGACAGACAAAGCAAAAGCGCCACCAGCAGGAGCCAGTGGCGCAAGGGGGTCTGTTAAGGGGGGGTATATTCTTTCTTGTTTCTTTGGGGGGATTATAGGGGGGATAGAGATAAGGGGTTTAAGGGGGGAAGAGAAAGGGGGGGAACAAGGGCGCGTTTCTTTGTTCTTTCTTGGCTAAATCTTGTCCTTGATTGCCTCAATAATCCATTGGTTGACACTGATTCCGGCGGCTGCGGCTCTGGCCTTGATTTGGTCTCTGCTGATCCCGTCGGAGCCATCCAGGCGAACCCGGAATGTGATGTTGTCATAGGTCTTTGCGTTGTACAGGTTGCGCGCGGGCGCGGTTCTACGGTTGCGCTCTGTCCTGTCTCCCATCCTATCACCTCCTGTTGTGCCGCATTATACCATATATGCCGCAGCAATGCAAGCATTGTCAAAATTCAATAACACCAGACGCTTAAAACTATGCAAACCGCCAAAAACACAAAACAACTATTGACAATGCATGCATAGTCGCCTATGATTAAACCATCCCAAGCGGAACACCGCAACGGGCGGCGGCACCTTGACAACCGAATACCGGCACCGTATAATGACAGCATGAGGTGATGGAGATGGACAAGGAAGTGCTCGAAGCCATCAGCAAAATGATGGACGAAAAGCTAGAGCCGATCAAGAAAGACATTTCGGAGCTGAAAGACGATGTTTCAGCTCTAAAGCAGGATATATCCATTTTGAAAGAGGATGTAGCAGACCTGAAAGAAACCTCCGAGATCACCCGGGCAGGCGTGAACAGTCTGCTGGACTGGGCGGAAGAGTGCGGAAATGTCATTAAGTTCCCGCTCCCGAAGGTGAAGTGAATAACCTGATTACATAAGGCGGTGCCGGTATCCGGTGTCGCCTTTCTTTTATAAGGTAAAAGCAAAAGCACAGTAAAAACCCCGGCCACCGCTTGCAACAGTGACCAGGGCGAACCCCCAGCAGAAGAACCACCAACCACCAGGGCACGCCCAGTATACCACGGGCGGCCCTCCATGACAAGGAGGAAAACAGAATGGAAATGATGCACATCAGCAAAGCGGACTTTGACCGAATCGGAGCCGATTATAAGGGCGTTTATATGGACTATCAGGGAACGCATCCACAGCGCAAAGGCCGTCGGGTTGCGTTTCTCCCCGGCCACGGTACAACGCTCTACACTGAGGGCATCCACTTTGTCGTTGATGATGATTGCACACACTTGCCCGTCCTTTGCAAGGAAAACGCAGAGGAGGGCGCGGCTTATCAATTCGGCGGCAGTATCCTGTATGTCCATCGTATTTACCGAATCGGCGAGGAATACGCGAACGATAACAGCTTGCTATATCTCGATCGTGTAGAAACCAGTATAGGAGATTTTGCACTCCCTGGAAGTGACACAATCAGCACAAGCAAGAACTGGAAAATTTACAACGTGGCGCGGGCTTGACCCGCCGGGAGAATGGTATGTATTCATTAGAGAAAGGCCGAGGCTTTTGCCCCGGCTTTTCTTATTCACAGCTAAGTCACAGCAATAGCACAGAACCATTGATTTTTATAGTTTCTATTTTACAGACTGTTTAATTTCATCGAATTTCATCCAACGACTGAAATCACTGTCTTTCCCTTGCAGCTCTAGCTTTTGCGGCATCCAATTAAGTTACCTTATATTACTTCAAATTACCCATGAAATTCACAGTAAATTCACAGTTAGCGGCGCATAACATTCACAGTGGAAAACTATGTGGAAAACTATCCATCTCTGGCGTCCATGTAAGCTCCCAGCAGCTGGGCCGCAGTTGCCTTGTGCTCTTGTCGCAGATGGGTGTAAACGCTCTCCAGAACCTCCGGTGTGTCTCCCAGTATCTCCGCAGCCTGCCGGGGGTCAAGCCCCGCCTCATAACAGATCGTGGCGAAGCTGTGGCGGAAACAGTGGGGCGTGATTGGGAATGTCTCATGGATTTTCCCGTCGCTGGTCTGGACGATTTCATTCAGCCCCACATCCTGGCAGTACCTCCGCCAGTTTTTAGCGATCTCCCCTTGTTTCATAAATCCTCCGTCTCTGCCTGGGAAGATCAGCCCCGCTCTGGTTTTGGGCAGCGCGTCCGCCAGCGGCTGCAGCAACGGAATGTCCCGTCTGCCGTTCTCGCTTTTCAAGTGGTTTTCGAGTGTCGGTGTGGTACTGTAGGCGTAGTTTAGTTTTTTGGTCACATGGATGACTCCGGCTTTCCGGTCAATGTCCGCATAGGTCAGCGCCAGGGCTTCTCCCCGCCGCATCCCAGTATAAAGCAGTAGATACGGAAACAGCCACCAGTGGGCTTTCTTCTCCCGCCCCGCTGCCTTTACGGCGGCCTCCTGCTCTTCGGTCAGCGCCTCCCGGTGCTTCACAGGCAGCCCCCGGCTCTTCTTGATCTCCGCAGCCGGGGAAATATCAATATCTCCGGAGATCACCGCATGGGCGAATATCATCTTGCAGACACACAATTCAATAGAAACGCTGTTGGCGCTCCTCCCCTGCTTCTCGAACGCGGAGATATACCGCTGGATATCCAGGGGCCGTATCTCCTTCGCAGGTCCGGGGAACGCCTCTTTCAGACGCTTCACGGCGTAGGAGTATACCCGCCGCGTGGATTCTCCAATATCCCCTTCGTGCTGCACCTCCCACTCGTCCGCGATCTTTGGGAAGTCGCGCCCACGCTCTTTCTGCTCCTGGTATTCCAGGATTTTTCTGTCCACCTCGCGGCAGCTCTTTCCCCGGAATGCCACCCGCTTTCCATTGATGGTCCGGATCGCCTCGAAGAGCCCGTCCGACCTCTGATGATACTTGCTTTTCTTCGCCATCTTCTTTTCCTCCTATTGCTTCATCAGGAGGTCTGTGCTATACTGTGAACAGACCTCCCGGCTTCGTGGTTGCTGTTCGGGGTGTCGTTGTGCCGTCCGGGTGCGTCAACGCCCGGGCGGTTTTCTTTATAGATCACCAACAATACGGGCACGGCGAGTAGCCAATATACGCGCAATATTCGATATTATGTGCCCAGTATTCGTCTGCGTTTTGGAATGTATCGCACCAATAGTTGTGGTAGTATGGAGAACCGTCAACAATAAAGCCGATGCTGCTATTCAGCATTGCTGATTCTTCTCTCATACTCCTTATAATATTTTGCTTCGAGTCGACCTTCTCTTGAAGCGAAGAAATCTCCTTCTCTGCCTCCTCTAAATCCATTGAACAATTTGAATACAGCCAAACAAATGCCGACGAAAGGCAGACCAGAACGGCCAGCATAATAAAAAAGCCCATCTTGAAATAATTTTTCCCAGCGTTCTTTTCCCGTTCCTGCGGTAGTTTAAAATTTGATCTGTATACCTCAACAATAGGAGCCGGCTCCACTTTCGCCACAGCGCAGCTTGTTTCTGCTTGCAGATTTTCAGGTGACTTCATCTCAACAATGGAAAGGCGTCCCTTAGAACTCAAAATATGGCTCCCTATTTTGTAGAATATAATACCCCAAATCAGAGCGGGTGCAAATGTTCCAACATTATCCCCCGCCACGAAACGCAGAGCCATGAACAAAATGGCAACTGTGATTGTGTAGAGAATACAAAGCAGACGGAATCTCTTTTTCAAAATTGGTTTTTTCCAAATTAGCGCAAACAGAAGAGGCCCTGCCCCATAGGCTAACAATGTTATAGCCATTGCCAACAATATGCTCATGAAATACAAATTAGGGTTTTCAGAGAACGTTGAATAATCCATATCATTTCCCTCCTCAGAATTATCTTACTAAGCTAATAAAGTGCGTTGCTTTTCCCAGTACATGAACTCTTGCCATCTCTTCTCCCCAAAACACGAATGGCGTGCAAGTTGGGTTTTCTGGTTCTAACACGATTCGATCCTCAAACTTCCGAAATCTTTTCAAAGTAGCCTCTTCATTATCAACTCGAATGGCAGCGATCTCCCCATTCTCGACCTCATCTTGCTGTCGAATGCATACAATATCCCCATTGAAGATGCGAGCGTTTATCATGCTCTCTCCTTTGCAGATCAGTGTAAAATCACAGTGAATATACTCAGGCACTTCATCGTATCCCTCAATATTCCCATCAGCAAGTATCGGTTCTCCGCAAGCAATCCGGCCTAACCGCGGGACCCTTCTTGTGTGCGGCATTGAATGAATGTTAGTTGGAAGGTCGTAATTCCCTTCCCACCCCATAAGATAAGCTGGAGGAACATCTAATGCATCCGCAATCTTTTCCAGTTTGTCAAGTGGTATATTTGTGATAATTCCGTTTTCATACTTGAATATTGTCTGTTTTGTCGTTCCACAAATTTCCCCAAGCTCAGTCTGAGAAATTCCTTTTTCTTTTCTCACTTTTGCAATTCTTTTTCCTATATTCATTATCTCACACCCCTTCTTTTCGTAACTTAATAATATCACATATTTTTGCAAAATCAAGCAAAAAATAACTTGACAGGTCACTTTATCCGTTGTATTATTTTAGTAACCCCAAAAGTTACGTTTATATAAGGAGGTATTGCAATGGTTGCAACCGATAAACTTCGTGGGATTATATACGAGCGCGGAACTTCTCAAAGAAAAGTTGCTTCTGCACTTGGAATAACCGAAAAAACATTCTATAGCAAGATGAAAAAGGGCGTTTTCGGAACAGATGAAGTTGAAAAGATGGTCGAACTCCTTAATATCCACAATCCAGCAGAAATTTTTTTAGTCAAAAAGTAACTTATTAAGTTACTATCTTCTCGGCCTATCTGACCAGTCCGCCAGCTAAAAAGGAGGTCCGTATGGAAACACCTGTATTTGCAAACGAAAAGGGCTGTGCCCTTCTGGCCGCCATCGACGCCGGGATCATTCCCGAAACGGAAAGCGGCTATGACACAGCCCGATTTGATAAGTTCTGGTCTCTGTATCTGCGAAATCTGGCCCAAGTCTACAGGGCCTCAGAGCAGGGCGGAAAAGAGCAGCTCCACAAGCTGCCCGATCAAGGCGCCGATCACCAGTAAGAGGACTTGATACCAGCGGTCCAGCTTCTTCCGCTTTTCCATGATCTTCTCATGGTCATAAGTGGCAAGGGCGCAAAGGCCGTCCTGCGTGGCAAAGATGGCTTCCAGGTCTCTCTGCACATCTGCGGAGCAATATCCCCTTGGCTTTGCCATCAGCCACCGCAGCATGTCCGCTTCACGTTCTGTTAAGTCAGAAAACCGGACGCCCTGGATGGTCCTTCGCAGCATTTCCGCTTGTTCGGAAGTCATCATGCGGCAACACACTCCTTGTTATCAGGATACCACATATCAATAAAATCGGCAATATAAACAGATAGGAGATATGACGATCTGAAAATTTCAATGAAAAGGATTCGAGAGCAAACGTGCCAAAAGCGCCTCTTTCAATGCGATGTCTGCGGGGCAATCACTCCGGCCACAAAAATGAGACATAGAGGCGCCACCTTGCCTGGGCACAGGAAAACCATGTATTGCTTTTTCTGCAAAAAGAGAACGGATTTTACTCAGATTGAATAACAAAATGCCCCCGCCAGTGCTGACACCACCGACGAGGGCTGCGGAACCTATTGAAAGCGCCAACAGGCCCGCGAGGACAGTATACCATTCCTCCGGGCGGAAATCAATCGCAAGGAGGAATTTACTTTGAACGAAAACAGCACCATCAAAGACCTGGAGTCCCAGGCACGCAACACCAAGCGGCTCATGGACAAGCTCAACCGGGCGGCCTACGGCATGACCTTTGACGAGGCTCTGCGCCTTCGCCCGTCAGACCCGAACAGCAACCACGACCATCAAGAAAAGGAGGACCCGAATGTCTGAGTCAAGATACTACCGCGACAACCTCGCGGACATTCTAGAATTCACCGAAGGGCGGCACCTGCTGTCCCTGGAGGATGTCCGGCGATTCACCGGCATCAAGAAATACAGCACTTTGAAGAACCGCTTCCCCTTCAACGGCTCCAAAATCTCCGCCGCCACCCTGGCCCGGAGTCTTTCGGAGGTGTCGCAATGATCCTTCAAATCATCGTTCTGACCGCTGGGGCCATCTCCCTGACAAACGGCCTCTTCCGGATGCTGGACAGACTGGAGGGCCGCAGATGAACATTGGAGACAAACTGTGCCTGGAACCCACCATCCCCACCAGCGCCTTTGTGACCGCAAGGACAGGCCCGCAGCCCTGCCGGGTGGTTTCCATCAACGAGCGGCACCATCATTTCACCGTGGAGTTCGATTTCCCCGAAGGCAGCTTCCGGGAAACCTACAAGGAGGAATAACGCATGGACAAACAAGAGTTGAAAAATATTTTGGACAAGCACCTTAAATGGATACGAGGCGAAAATGGCGGAAAACGGGCCGACCTGTTCGGGGCCGACCTGTCC